TTTTTTGCAAAATCATCCCACCAATATATATTATGTTTATGTAGATAATTTAAGTCTGTTCGACCTTCATATATCCATTTAAACTCTGCTAATGCTTTTTTAAAAAATATTTTTTTACCAGTTACGATCGGAAAACCTTTATTTATATTTATACTTAAAGATTTATTAAATAATTTATACGTGTCAATACCTGTTCGGTTCTCACATTTAATTCCTTTATTTAAACAGCTGCGTAATAATTTTTTATATTTCTTTTCAAATTTACTCATAGCCGCCGTTTTTAAATGAATCTAGCGCCGCTATATATCCCACGCAATCAAGCATTGTGTCTTTCTTTGTATTATATGCCATACGGCTTATTTTAAGAGCTATAAGGCATTTATACATATCTTCTGTAGTAATATGCTTATTTGTTAATTCAGACGCAACACGAGCCGCTTTAGCTATTGAATCATCAATGGGGCCGTACTGTCTTTGCTTTTCTTCTTTACGACCAAATATTATTTTGTTTGCATTAAGCAAAATATTATTATTATCCTTTGCCATTCGTATTTAGTTTGTAAATAATATATATAATAATGTAAGTATAATGCCTAAGTAACTAATTGCTACTGCTTTTACTTTGTCTTCGTATTTTTTCATTTTCTTCTTCTGCTTTTCTTGCTCTTAAAATTGCGCGGTTTTTTCTTAATTTATAATCTGATAAAGCTTCTTGATATAATCTTCTTTCATTTTTACTTTCTAAAAAATAATATGCAAGCCTTACAATTGAATCACGCATTTTTAAAAGAACAGGTGATTTTTGTTTTTTTATTTGTTTTAAAATCATTTCAGATAAAAATTCAATATCTGAAGATATTTCATATTCTTTTAAATTATCTATTTTTTTCAACGTATATTAAATATTATACTTTTTATTTTATGTCTTTCATTTATAAGATCTTTTACCTTAGGGTGATCTTCTTTAATCCCTGATTGTTCAAAAAGTCTTAACTTATTGTTTATAGACTTTAAGGCATCATTTAAATCATCTAGTTGTGTTCTCATAATACTAAATCAATTAAATATTCTAAGCTAAGTAATAATACACTACACGCAAATAAAAAGCATGTAAATAATGTTAATGTTAAATAATACTTTATTTTTTTCATTTGTTAAGTTTTTTAAATATTTTATCAATAATGTTTTGTGTTTGTAATAATGTTTTCTTGTCTTCTTTATTATTACATTTTCTTATTAAATACTTTAAGTTACCGCTTGCTTCGCCAAATTGGCCTGCTAATTTTACATTCATTTGTTTTAAATTTAATAAAAGGCCTTTAGAGTTATTTTAGTCAGTGCCCCGCGTCTTTCAGTTTAATAGTGCCCGCATAAACGTTAATCACTAACCTTTTATTTATTATTTATAGCTAATATAATAAACATTTGTTAATAAAAAAAATATTTTTATATTAATTTATTTAAATCTTGAATCCACATTCTATAAATGCTGCCGTTGCAAGTGCATGGCTCATTATATTTATGATTGTAATATTTAGCGTGAAGTTCGGCTACTAATTCTATTTGTGCTCTATTTAGCTCATCTTGTCTTGGCCGATTAGTAAACTCTAGCCATCTTTCTTTATCTTCTTCTACCATAGCTTTACTTTATTAGCTTTATTTTTACGATCCTCACAACCACACTTATCTCCCCATATTTTTTTAACTAACCATTTAATTCCCGTGTAAGTTGTTATTTTTTCTATTAAATCTCCTAATCCCATTGTATATTATTTTTAATTATGTTTTTTACGTTTCGATATGTGTTATATAATGAAGCGTACGTTATATTTGTTTTTCGTGATAGTTCAGCAATCGTCACACCACTAGAAATTATTTCAAATACTTTACGGTCATACCAGTAAATTGAATCTAAAATATTATTTAACTCTTGCATTTTTTTTGATACATCAACATCTTTAACTTGTTCTTCTTCTTCAATTATATATTTATTTAAAGCATCAATATCAACTTTTTTTATTTTTTTGTTTTGTCTTAATAAATCTCCGTATAAAGTTTTTAATGTTTTATATACATAAAAATAATTTATTTCGTTACCATAACTAATATCTAATCCTTTTTCAATTAATTTATTAATTTTTATATAAGCTTCTTGCACAATATCTTCAGCAATAGCTGGATCGCATCCGAAAGAAATAACAGTGCGTACCCAAGTTTTATGTTTTAAAGCAACTTTTTGTAAAGGACTCAAAGCAATTTTGTTTTATGGTGTTTATACTTAATTAAATTTATTCCGCCTATTTCAAACCCAACATTATTAATAATTGATTTAAACATTATAGGTGATTCAAAACTTGTCGGTTTATATCCTAACTCTTGCATTTTTACTTTTGCTGAAAAAACTCTTGTATACATCCAAGAATCAGGGCTATATATGTAACGGTGTATAATAAGAAAATCATCTGAGCGATTTCCGTTTACAGCACCTCCTTCGGCATCACCGATACTTGGCGGCATAGGTTGACCAGCAAAATCATGATTAGCTGCATGTTTTCGTCTTAATGCTTCCGTAACAGCATGACAACAAATCCAAGTTGATATATTATATTTTTTACAAAATATGCGAATATCAGTTAAGCACTCATAAGAATATTCATAGGCATTACTACCAGCTTTAATATTTTTACGCAAACTATTAATCGGGTCTATTAATAACCCGTCATAGTCCCAAGCTCGTTTTATATTATCTGCTAAGTCTAATAATTCTTTATAAGTATATTGTCTATTACAATCAACAAACTTAAAATGATTATAAATAAAATCTAAACTTTTTTTGTAAGAAGTATTATCAATTTGATTTATTGGTTTACCTTCTAAGAATTCTAATAATTTTTTTATTAAAGAATATGGCTCGTTTTCGCTGCTAAAACATAACCATTTAATTTTATGCTTTATACTATATAATAACATTAAGTAAAATGTAAAGTGACTTTTTCCTACATTATTATGGCCTAAAAGAAAATTCATGTTTCCACGTACAAACCTAAAATGGCTATCAAATTCTTTATGTCCAATTTTTAATGCTTCTTGTACTTTGCCTTTACGAAAGTCGTTTAATTTATTGATATGTTCTTCAAAATTTATAAGCATAAAAAAAGAGGGTGGTCAGCCCTCTATTTAATAATTAATCCCACGGTAATGCATCATCGTCTACTTGTGGATAGTGGTCTTCAACTTTTACTTCTTCTGTTACTTCTTCAATTCGCCAACCGTTTATTGTTGTGAAGTATAATGTTTGCCCTGCTGTATTCGTCCATTCGCGTCCGCGTAAATTATATTGTACTTTTACGAATGTTCCTACTTTACAAAAATTAGCATCTAATAAGCCGCAGTTTTTTCCTGTAAAATCAACACATATTGTTTGATTATATTTAGGATCAGATTCTTGTGTTTCAATAATTATTTTACGAAACTCAAATGTTCCTTTTACTTGTTTTTCTTCTACTTTTTTAATTTTACCTTTAAATTCCATTTTTAATTTATTATTTGTTTTTAAATTCTATTACTTTATATCCGTTTTTTTCAAGCAACTCTTTTGCTTCTTTTATTTTTTTTTCGTGCAACCATATTGTATAATGCTCAAATATTTGATTACTTATTTCCATAATTTTATTGTTTTTTAAATTCTTCACTTTCGTCTTCGCCAAATACGCCTAAAGCATAAAATCCTGTAAGCTTTAAAACAATTCGACTAAAAGCTCTTTTTTCTGCCATTTCACATACATACCAAGAATTTGTATTACCGTCTTTAAATGTAGCTCCTTTATATGCTGATCCGAACGTTTCCATAGTACGGTTATCTAATGTACCTATAGCTTTAATAACAGCAAAGTTTGTTTCAGCTTTTATACTTTTATATGTAATATGTATGTTTTCTTTAGCTTCAATCTTTTCAATTCCTGTACGCGTTATAATTACATAGTGTTGATGCTTAAATACATCATCTTGTGTTAAACCATATTTTTTATACAGTTGTAATAACTTTTCTTTTTTCATATTTTTTTAATTTTGTTTTTAATTTTTTATTTTCTTTTTGTAATGCTTCAATTCTATATGTATATTCTAATAATAAAGAATCTTTTGTTTGATGTGAATAATTTGTTCTCATGCTATAAAGATATAAAAAAATAATTAAATTTAACTATTGTTAATAAAAAAAGAGGCTAACGCTTGCTAACCTCTTAAAAACAAAGTAAATATAAAGAAATATATTAAGAATATTTTTCGATTAATTCTTTTAAATCTTCATCCGTAAACTTTTTTATTTGACGTGATAAAGTTATTAATTCGTCAGCTGTTCCAACTCCATACGTTTTATCAATATACTTTCCCATTAAGTATGATTCACCAGCTCCCCAATTATTACATTTTTTACACTGCACATGGCAATTTGAAGAAGTCCAGCGAGTAGCATAATGGCGTCGTGAAACAAAGTGGCCTGCGTCCATTTCAGTATAATGTTTTTTTACACCGCATGTTACACATTCAACTATTTCGTTTTTTGCATTTCGAGTTCTTATATATAAACTAAATGCGCGATCTAATTTACGTATAAGTCCTTTACGAGATATTGTTCGAGGCATTTTTAAAATTAAACAAAATTTTTTATATATTATATATTTATATATATTATTATATATTATATTATATATATTATTATATATTTATATATATATATAGACAAAAAAATTATTTATGTCTATTATTACCCATAACTTTTTCAACACCTCGCGAGCCAAAGTAAGCACCAACTATTAATGAAAGAAGTCCTGTTATAGAATCTAAAGGGTAATCTAAATACCAACCTATAACATAAGATAAACTAAAAAATATTAAAGTTAAAGGTCTAACATTAGCAGCTAGCCAAGTTGATTTTGCATCCGCCTCCCATCGTTTCGTAATAGCATTCATTTCGGCCATATCTATTTCAAGCAACTTTAAAGCTGTTTCTTTGTCTTGCTGAGGTAAAGTATCATCTTTATCGAGAAAGCTTTTTAAAACGCCTAAAACACCGCTATCAGGCAATGTATCACCAACAAGACCAGCAAGTCCGCTTCCCTTTTCTATTAAAAATTTTCCAACCTTGGTGTCTTTAAATTTTTTTTTACTCATAATAAAATCTCCATTTTAATTGTACAATTAATAAATAAACATTTAATTCTTCATAATTAAATTCTTCGTTAGCCGGAAAATAATTAAAGCCTAAATTAATTCCGTTTGGTAATAAAAGTATAATTGAGAAGTCCATTAGCAGTTGCTTATAAATTCGTATTCGCTTCTTGCATCAAAACTTGGACAAGCTTTTACAGAAAAGTCTCTGTGTCCGTATATTTTTGCTTTTGGATATTGTTCCTTAAGTTCTTGTAAAATGTCAAGCAAGGCATCTTTCTGCGCTTCTGTACGTGTATCTTTAGCGGCTTTCATATCTTTAGTCATACCACCTGCATATGAGATTCCGATAGAACAAAAATTCTGACCTGAACAATGCGCGCCTGTTCTTTCTATCGGTCTTGCTTCTTGTAAAGTACCATCTAGCTTAATATGAAAATGATAACCTACATCAGACCAACCTCTTTCTTTAACGTGCCACCTTCTTATTTCTTCTACATCAACTTCTCTCCCTTCAGGAGTAGCTGTACAGTGTACTATAATTTTTGTGATTTCTCTCATAATTTATAATTAAGTCCTACTTTAATTTCTTTTAAGTTTCTATCCCAATATCTTTGTAATGTTACCTCACTAAACACTCCTAAGTTTTTACCGATTTTAAAACCAAAAACTGATCCTGCTGAGTAATCGACCCAGTCTCCCTCAACAAAATTATTATAAGAGTATCTTTCATCTCCGCTAATTAGTTGGTGTTTAGTTAATACATTTCCGTATAAATGTAACCAGAACTTTCCTTTATTATATATGTAATAGTCTAAACCAAATACAACTGCTAAGTCTGCAAAGCTGCCTATTTTAGCTAATTCATCTCTATTATAACGATTAACTACGTTTTGAAATACTCCGTTTCTATAGTCGGCATCACTTGCTGCTATTATTTGGCCCTCTTGATTAAACCATAAATAATCATACCCCATACTTTCGCCTGTAAATGGGTCTACCATTTCATATAGTTGGTCTGTGTGGTATTGATAGGCAAGTTCCCACCAAGCATTGTCCTCTAGGTATTTTTGAATTGGGTTGTGTCCGTATGCTTTTTCGTATGTTCGATAAATTGAGCCGATACTTATACTCAGTTTTTTTCCTATAGGGAGTCTAAACCTTACCTCAGCACTTTTATAGTCTATATCAATTAATTGGTTTTTTTGATACTCGCCTTTTACTAACCAATACTTAGCTAAATATCTTACAAATACTTCTTGATTGTCAAACTCTCTACCCTGTTGTCTACCTCTTGAATATTCATATAAATACTCTAAGCCTTTGTAAGCCCCTATATTTGACTTTACAGATTGATTCTTTTCTGAGCCGTCATAAAACTTATTTCGATCTTCATATTGAAAAAAAGCTAATTTTCTAAGACCGTAAGTTACCATCATGTCGGACGGATGTTTACGAGTTGTTTCTATAAGTTCGTTATCTTGTGTTACAATAAATGTTTGTGGCGCTTGTATTGAATTTGTTTGTGAGTAAGCTCCATATATAGTAGAATACTTAAATATGTTTTTTACCCAACTTTCTTTCTTTTCTTGACTGTTTGCGCTTATGCTTACGATAAGACTTAATAAGATCATTATTTTTTTCATTGTCTAATAGTTTTATTGTTAGTGTTACTGCAAAGCCTCCTAAGGTTGTTGCTAATAAATCTTTTGTGTCAAACTTAC